GCTTCTGCATTTGCGACACCAAGATGTCTAGCAACAGTAACGCCATCTTTAGTTGCGATTGGAGATAGACCTTCACGCTCTAAGAGAACCGGACGACCGCCTGGACCAAGTGTCGAGCCGACAATTGTTGCCATATCATCTAGCGTCTTAGATACTAAGTCCTTTAACTCAGCTCTATTGGTAATAATCTTCTTGGCTTTAGATTTCTCGTAAAACATATTTAGTTCCTTTACTTAGGTTGTCTTTAGCCCATAAAGGCTGTAGATTTGTAAAATGGCAAGCATCTAACAATTCAGCTCTATTTGAGAGAATAAAGGAACTGAGCGGTTTGATATGATCTATATGCCAACTACCATAGTTAGTCCAATTCATTTCAGGTTGAAATTTTGATTCTATATAGGTCTTTAACTCAGCCATAGAACAACCAAGATCTCTAACAGCAGAGCCTGATTTTTGGCCATTAGAAACGGCATGTGTTAGTCGACTTCTTAATATATTTGCTAATTTATACTCTATATCGTGAAGTTCTCTATTTTTACGATATGATTTGTTGTAAATAAGAACCTTATCAAGGTTATCTCTTTGATAAATAGTTGCTTTTTGTTTTTGTTTACTAGCAAATTGATTGTCGGTTTTATAACGATTAATACAGTAGGAATGCTCGTATTCCGTTTTATAACACGGCCTACATTTGCCACTTTTAGTTTTAAGTGATATTTCAATATTGCATTTTAAGCATTGTTTATTTTTCATTATGTTCTTTTACCAACTTCTCACACTTCTTAAGTTGTTTTGAATCTGTTTCAAAACCATGGTAACTATGGCCTAGTTTAAGGGCTGCTTTTAGTGAAGCGGTTCCTCCACCGTAAGGATCGAATATTATTGAGCCTGGTAGGCAGTCGGTCATTCTTATAAGTAATTCTGCGAGTTCTGCGGGGTATGATTCGTCTAGTGAACCTGTTTCTATTTCCCACGTATTACCTGGACAGGTTACATCTGATTCTGTTTTTAGATATTGTCTAATTGGAAGACGATCTAATTTCCAAACATTACCATTACAGAAATACATAACATACTCATGGGAGTTAACTAAATTGATTTCAGACCGTTTGCCTGGAAACCAGGTCTTCTTAATAACTAGGTTATCAATATGTGTGAATCCAGCATCAGACATAATTTTACCTAATTCAAATGGTCTCCACTTAGCTTCTATAGGTGCATAGCAGATAAGAAATACAATCCCATTTGGAACCATGTGGTTTTTTAGTCTAGCTGCAAACTCTGCAAATGTGACGGGATCATATCCATCTCGTTTCCGAATGGGAATTCTAGTAATTGCAACTTCTGTATTTTTAGGCCAAATTGAGTCTGGACTCATTGGAGCAGAGTCTTGAACTCTCACAGTTGTATTAAAAAGACTAAGTAAATTGCTCAATTGAGACCCCTTATATGAAGTAAGGGGATTATACTAAGATGATAAAGTATATTGTATAGCTCTAAGTAGAGCTTAATGTTGCTTCTAAATCTTGGTTAAAATTTTGATCAAATACTCTTTTATTCAAATCTGACAATTCAGCTAGGAATTTATCGCAATCTGATAAGTCGAAGCTAAGGTTATAAGCTACAATATCGTAATTGTAATCTGATCTTTTGGATCTTAAGTCGGCATATTTAAATAATTGCATATTAGTTTCATACGTCTTGATTGTATCGCTAATTGCATTTTTATAAAACTTTAAATCTACAGCCATCTCCATTTTCTCTGTATTATTGAAATATGATCCATTAGCATCGTTAGACATATGGGTATATGTAGAAAATCTAACAGAAACTTCACTTGCTTTGAATATTTGTTGAAAATAACGTTCTACTTTAACTTCAAAGTTATTTGGAGCCAGATGAGCCAAATCCGCCCTCCCCACGACTTGTATTCGTGTCTATAGAGTCTACCGACTCCATATAGAATTGATTAGAATATGGACTCATAATGAGTTGTGCGACTTTGTCACCCTTATTAATAATGATTGGCTTTGTTCTCATTAATGGGATACCGTCAGCGTCTAAACCTTCAATAAGATTGACGTTGGTCATAATAACATGTACAATGCCGCGATAATCTTGATCGATAACACCAGCGTACACAAGGTGACCTTGTGAGCCAAGACCAGATTTGGTTGTGATCTCTGCCCAAGATGACATTGGTAGCTTAAAGCGAATATTAAGTGGAATTTTCTTAACTTGACCTGGAAGTAGATAAATGTCTTCTGTAGAGTAGACGTCAAAGCCGGCATCATTCATATGGGCTTTAGATGGCATTTTGCCACCCTCTTCAACTTGAACTTCAATTTTGAATGTCTGCTCTTGAATAGTTTTCATATACTGCTTTATATCAATCATTGAAATTTCCTTCTTGCTTGAATAGGGGTGCTATAGTCTTGGCAACCGTATAAGCTCCATAAACTATTGCTGCTAGCCATACAGTCACGGCAACGCTTACTATAAGCAATCTCTTAGTTAGCATTTTATATATATCCATATCATCATTCATGTGATTATGATACCAAATTGACACAATCATTATAATTTGAAAATATATTTTGAAAACTGAGTTAAAAAGTGCGATGTTGTTTGTAACATAAGATGTAGAGCTTTTGAAAACTTTTACTTAACTAATCTAATCTATACTACCCTGGATGTCAGAATAAATATGCGTAAACGCATATTTTTGTTTTGTAAACAAAACAAGTGAAGTGAAGAGAGAATTTAGAATTCAGGAATTAGAATCGAATTCGCTCATCTGGACAGGAGCCATGCAAAAGATGGCTTGTTCTTAATCATGCGTTCGATAGTAGACTTACTCACCCTACTTACTGTTTTAGTAAAAAAATAATTTACCACATAATAATAATGATTAGTTTGCCCAATAATTAAAACGATATGACCTTTTTTAGATTTAGTCCATTCGTATTGTAGCAATAGACTACCGTGTGTAGATAGGTGGTTCTCTATGGAAGCTGTTGTGGGAGATGATATCTTGTGTGTATTAAATACTTTGCATATTGTATTAGACAACATGCTATGGGAAGTACCTTGGGTACGAGTAGTTTGAAGTGTTGTTTTCAGTTCTTTTAAAGAAGACTTTTTTCCACACCATTTTAACGCGTTTACTAACGCTAATGGTCCACAACTGAATTGATCTTTTTGTTTTAAGAATCTCATTATGGCCTTTAAGTGGACGCGGGAAGCGGATTTGCACCACTGAAGCCTTTCGGCACCGGATTATGAGCCCAGCTACTTTGTCTACTTGTTTATCCCGCAAATAGCATTATACCAAATGAAATCTAATACTTAGAGTAATTTTTTCTCAATTTTAGCAAATTGAGACTCGATATCTTCGAGAGATGGAAATCCAGCATCAGTAAAAGATAGTGCTGCTTTTGTTGCGGGTGCTGGTGCTACTACTGGCGCAGAGATAGGGTGGACAAACAATGCTTTCTCTGCTTGACGTCTCCTAGTCAAGCCTGCAATCACGTTGCCTCCAGCTTTGTTCCACTTCTCAAATTCGCCCGCTGCACCAACATAATCCTGAGCATTGAGTTTCTTAAGAAGAGTGGATTTACTAAACGCACCAGTACCGATGTTGTAAGCTAGTGCAAGAAGCGCAGCAAACTGATTGTCGGTTACAGGAACTGTGAGTAGTTTTTCTACTTTGGCGGCAAAGCTATTTAAGTGATGCATCAAGAGGGCTTCTGCACGTGCTTCTGTAATGGCAGGATCTTTCATGGATACTTTCGTACCGTCTTCATAGAAAGTCGTCCCAATTCCTATCGTAGGAATTTTTACAGAATCAAGATATGGCGAGAGTTTAAGTCCCTCGAAGGCCTTGATAAGATCTAATCCAGCTTTGTTTACTTGTCTTGTCATAGTGTTATTATACTGCGAATTAAGTTTTAATCAGTAGGATCGTCCAACTTTATTATCTTAATCTTAGTAGTGATGTCTTTATAGTAAGAGACTCTATTAAGGCCATGTCTGCCTAACATAGTGCTGTCGACTAGGATGTAGTCTAATATTAGGCACTTATCTTTAGTGGGTGTCTTTCTAAGAGCCCTACCGACAGCTTGAATAACGGGGCCTTTACTACCTGCAAAATTAGCTAAGATCAAGACATCTACATTTCGAGTATCGGTACCTTCAGCAATCTTACCATCCGTGCCGACTAAGCCCTTAACTTTACCTGCATTTAATTGATTTACATATTCTTGTGAGTTCTTATCTAAACCGGTTGCGAAAGGAACCTTAAGTTGCTCACTCAGTTCCTTACCATGGGCAACCTCATCTACAAGAATAAGAACACTCTTACCTAGAGCCATCATTTTTTCTGCATCAGATCTAATTCTGTCTTTCATAGATTGGCAATTCAATACATGGGCTTTGTAAGACTTAAGTTTATCGTTCTTAAAGTCTTTAGCACCAGTCTTTATTTCTCTTACGATAAAGAAAGGTTCAGCAAGCCAACCGTTAGCAATTCCCCATTTAATATCTCTTTTAGCTATAACAGGACCACATCCCGCTGTAATCATTAGGTCTTTGCCATCTGATCTATAATCTGTCGCTGTAAGTCCAAAGATCTTGCCGGTATCTGCCAGTCCAACTGCAATATCAAAAAAGGTATTCGCAGGAGTATGGTGCGTCTCATCGATTATGATTACACCTAATTCAGCCTTCTTGAATTGATCTACTGCTTTACAAACAGATGCAGCAATACCAACAGTGATATCTGCAATTTGCTTTTTGCCTCCACCAAATAGACCAACTTTATTCTTGCCAAATGCTTGTACTAGCTGCTCATAGAATTGTTGGGCCACAGATTCACCAGGACAGATGATTAATGCTTTTTTCTTATATCGCTTAATAAAGTGGATAGCTAGCAGTGTCTTACCAAGACCCGTGGCTAAGTTGATTAATCCCCGTTGTTTCGATAGCATCGTCTCGACACACTCTTCTTGATAAGGGCGTAGATCTGAAAGCTTGTTAACCCAAGGTAAAGATATCGTTTTGCCAGTCTCTTTACGATTATCTGTGATCGACGACCCAAGTCCTGTAAACAATGACTCAAAGTATCTTGTAGATACATCAGATGATGAATCCATCAGCATATCAAAGAAACAAGATGATATCTCGTATGAACCATCAGGTTTGATTTCATATAGACTACCGTGAATTTCACTTTGTAGTTGCTTATATTGTGGTGAGCGTAAACCCCAAGTCGTTTGACCTAAGCGCTTCAACTGATATTGTTTAGATTTATCTGTATAAACCAATTCTTCGACAATAATATTCTTAAGCTCATCTGTGATGTTCTTAATGATTATTTTATCGTTGTTTGCAATTATTTCCATGCCCCTATTTTACCGGGTATAACGGATCACTGCGTGAAATTTGAGTTTTTCTATTACTATTTAAATTCACCTCAAAATATTCCGAATGTATAATAATTTTGAAGATTTTGATATACACATTTTTTTGGAGGTTTTATGGATTCTTATGCCGATAAACTTAGGGATAGTTTAACTTGGTGGCTTGGTAAACGCCGTCCGTTCATTATCAATGACCAGTACTCAATTGAGTTACTCTTTATCGATAAGATCAATAACTCAGCTAAAATTAAAGTAACAAACATCTCTAATGGCTCTATAGTTGAGAGCGATGTGGACTACTCTAATTCTACTGAGGTGAGTTATGAGTCAAGATGAAATCCATGAATTAATATTTGAACAGTGGAGCGCAGACCTGTCAAAAAAAGACAGAAGCAAAAAAGGCGTTCGGTTCAACTTTGAAGAACTTTTTTCAACTCTAAATAAAGCCCAAGTTCCATTTAAAATAGCAAAAGCATTGTTGCCATTAGCAATTAAAATACACTTGCCGAATCTAGCTGTGAGAAGAAATACTTGGCAAAAGTGGAAAACTTTAGTTTCTTGCTCAGAAGAGGACTTTAATAAGTCATGGATAGACGGCATAAAGAATACCGCGACTGCAGTCTTCTTTGAAGAGTATCCAATCGTAGTAAATGATGACGATGATGGCGAACCAAAGAAATACGGAGGGATGTCTGAAAAAGAGTATAAATTGCAGAGAAGGCATGCAGATTCTTTTCCCACATTAAATACAGATAGATTAGAACGCGAATTTGCGAATCGCCATCTTAATTTGGACGTTGAAGACGTTTTAGGTGATATGTATGACGACAAATAAAAGTGTATCATTAACTCAGGAAGAGATTCTCAAGAACCTCAACCCTAGGCCCATGCGATCAGTAAAAGCTATTGATCCAGCAGCTATTGACTTATCTTTTGAAGATATCGACTCATTTGGTGACAAAGAGTCCATTATGGACATGGTTCGTAGTGTTGGTGCTTACAACAAGATGCTTGATGAGAAGATTACGCTCATTAATGCGCCCTTAACAGCATCTATCCCTTTTACTCGTGAAAATCTATATCTCTTCTGTGCTTATACTGGCTCCGGTAAGTCTACGGTAGCGGCCAATATCTCCTATCCTCTTTGGAAAGAGGGCAAGAAGATCTTAGTTATCTCTAACGAGGAGACTCAAACAGACGTTCTATTTAGAATTGGATGTCTAGAGCTTGGATTCAATTTTAACGATTACAAAAAGGGCACTATGCCCCACGATATGCAGAAGCAAGTGATGTTGTTATTCCCACAAATCTCTAAGTTTGTTAAGGTTCTAGACATTGCCCACAAAGAAGGCTTAATGAGCAAAATAGAGGGCGTTAAGAAGGCCCTAGAATCAATCAAGGACAAGGATTACTCTTGTGCCATGATAGATTACTACCAGCTTGTCCAGAGCTCTATAAGTGATCCTTCTAAGACTAGGTATGATGTATTGAATGAGCTACGCTTGTACCTTGGACAATATATCAAATCAGCCAACTTGCCGATCGTATTGTTTGTCCAGTTATACTCACAGGGAAAGAGGCCGTCGAAAGACATCGACGCCCGTATCAAAGAGTGTACAGCTATTGTTGAACCAGCTACAGTGATAATAGAAGTAGTCCCTAATTGGGACTTAGAAACCAGTGACTTTGTAATCCACAAAGATCGCTTCGGTCTCGCAGGCAATAAGATTTCATGCGGTTTTGACAAAGGTCGCTTTGTCAAAATAACCGAGGACGAGATTGAAGATCGTAAAAATGGGCATCGCCGGTCTAAAGCAGAAGAAAGACTAGTTGACTTAGAGAGTGGTATTAAAAATGCTATCAAATAAAGAAAAAGGTATTTATAGCATTACTCATAAAGTAAATGGTAAGCGATACATTGGGTCAACTTATAGTAATTTCTATGATCGCTGGTGCGCGCATAGATCTACTTTACATAGAAAGTGCCATAGCTCTATTCTATTGCAAAGAGCTTGGGAGAAATATGGAAGCGATGCTTTTGAATTTGAGATAATAGAAATCTGCCGTGAAAATCTACATGTACGTGAACTTCATTATATTAACAGTTTTAAATCCAGTGATCCTATCTTTGGATATAATATCTCAAAAGAAACTAATAATGCTAGATTAGGTCATCAACAATCTGATTTAACAAAACAAAGAATATCCTCTAAATTAAAAGGAATTAGAAGATCTGATGAGACTAGACAAAGAATCGCGACCAGTAAAACCGGCATTAACAATCCAATGTTTGGTAAAAAACAAAGTAATGAGTACATAGAGAAAAGAACTAAAAACAATAAAAAACCCATCGTCAGAGATGACGGGAAAACTTATCTTTCTATAAAAGAGGCCGCCCTAGATATAGGGGCACTAGAACAAGGCGTCTCTCAATCTCTAAGAAAAGGCCATAAAGTAAGTGGATATAGGTTCTTCTATGAACCATGATAACAGAGTTTGCTTAGTGTGTCGTCCGAAAAATCGCACTATTTATTTTCATAAAAACGAAGATGGGACTTTTTGGATCTGGTGTAATAAATGTGACCGTGGCTATGCTTTACATCACTATTGCAAACTTGCCGACATCGATATAAAGGATTTTCTAGAAGGTAAGTTCTCTTTTGAAGAGGCTAGAAATAACGAAGTCCAAGCTCTCGCATGGCCTAAAGCATTTATCCCACTCTCTGACCCACGCGCAGCAAAAGGCGTAGACTATATCAAGAGCCGTGGACTCACCTTAAGTGGTGATATGTATTATGATATGGAAGAAGAAGGCATAGTGTTCCCTTATTACTTTGAGAA